GTGACACCCCAACTGAGGGTAATACTAGTCCCTCAGTTGGTTTATATATCAGTTATGCTCTAATTTTAGTCGCAATCCATGGTGTTTGTGTTCTCCCGTGTTTTCCCCTCTCCTCTCCCTCTCTCCTCTCCCTGTTTTTCTCTCTATCCTTCACAATTTCTCGCCTCTGCCCGCATTGCGATATATAACATTTCGGGCAAAACTACGTGCGGTAGAGCTGGTATTTCCGTTTTCTGTTCTATGTCCTCAATTTATGTCAATTTTCCTTATTTTGTATACCATAGATGTGAAATTTTTACAAATAATTGAATTTATTTTTCTGATATATAAACCAACTGAGGGACTAGTATTTTACAAAAAGAGTTTAAATTTTTAGGAAAACCTAGTTAGCGCAAGTCCAGTATTGTACTCCTATTGCAGGTTGATAAGAAATATTCAGAGGAACTTCAGAAGGTTCTGTTGGTTCAGGTGTAAATACTAAATCTATTACCAATATTATTTTATCTCCAGAGTTCAAATTCCTCTTTAATCTACTCGACATACTGAACTTCTCCACATTTTGGTCTTGTGGTTGACTAGTTGAAACAGTTCCCATGTTAACATTTATTGGACTCCAGGCCATAATCCATTCAGGATGTGATTGTATCATTTCAATAGAAGCAGCTGCACCTTCCGGCAAATACATTATATAAGCAACACAACTTGCAAATTGAGCAGAAAATATTGACGAAGAAGCTGTTATATATAATCTCATGTCGCCTTTAACCTTTAAAATATACCACACTCGGATTAAATGTGTGGATGCAGCCTGAGATTTTGGTCTAACATTAACAGTCGCAGATGTTAATCCTGTAAGTTGTCTAAAATTCGAGGCCCATTTTTTCTTGGGTCTTATAACTCTTGTACGTCTACTGTAATATCTTCTTGACATTAAAATTATTAGATGAGGAGAGGGGTCACATGATTTTTTAAAAATGCTAAAATTAGAATCGCAAGACAAGTGGATTATTCTTCTTCAATAGATTCACCTGTAAAGTGAAGAACAGTAAATCTTCTCTTTATAGCTTCTACATCCTTGGACTCAAAACAGTCTTCTATGGAGTAGTTGCTGGTTACAATAAAGTTGATTCTAGGATCGACTACAGCACTGGAGCTCTTTACTTCAGCTACAAAGGGATACTTATCTGTCCATATCTTAATCTTATCTGCTAACATCTTGGCTCTATCAGGATCTAAATCATCCATTACTACAACCTTTTGGCCTTTATAACCATCCCACCATTTACTTACTGGTTTTGGATATATCTTGGATCTCTTACAATATCTAGCTGAATAACTCTTGCCTGTTCCTGGTTCTCCATATATCCAACAATTCTTATCTTTGAGGTCTCCTTCATAGTCTTCTAGCTCTTCTACCATTATCTCTGCTACTCTTCTATTGGCATATCCTTCATACCTAGCAAACATTGGATCAAACTTATCTATTTTTTTTTGCTTTATCTGCTGTACAAATCCATCCCATTTCCTTGGGGGTATATCTCCGTCATTTTCCGGGATTTCGCCTTTCTCACAGACTTCCATAGGATGATGGCCTTTGATGTACTCTATGTTCTGTTGTGTTGTTCCTCTACATTTGGCAATATGACAACCATGAGTATTCTTGTTACTCAGTCTAACAGCTTTCTTAAAGATAACATAAATATGAGCATGTTCGCAGTTTCTCTTGTTGTATCCTTTTCTACAGAGGATATAAACATACGGCTTAGTGGTCAAGAAGTTCAGTATGTTGTTCAAGTATGGTAAGCTCTTCTCATTAGCAACAATATGGAATCTCCTAGCTTGACTTTGGAAAACTTTTTCAATTTTTTGTGATTGTGACAT